ATCTTGCGTTAAATTTGACAAACAGATAGTCGATGGTCGCCTCGTCCAAAGCCTGCGGATAGATATTGATGACCGTCTGTGCCGCAGTCGCCGGTGCGATCCCAGCTGCTCCCACGCTGCCATTCACATTGATATCGGAAGGCAGACTTGTGGAAAGGTCAGCTGCCAGGCCATGCATCACATCATTGATGTCTCCTGCCATAGCCTCTGCTGCCTTGACCGCATCGTCACCGTTATCCTCGATGGAGCCGGAGAGACCCTTCACCAGCATTTCGCCCACCCATGCCATTTCACGAGAAGGCGATCTGATACCGAAGAAGTTGCAGATGCCATCCCAAATGGAACTGATCCAGGCAGACACCTTGTTCCATAACCATCCGGCCAGGGACTGGATGCCAGACCATAGGCCACGAACCAGGTTGGCGCCTACATTGCTCATCTGAGAGACACCCTCGCTGAAGGCAGATACCAGAGCCGCAATAATCTGAGGAACCGCTTTCACGATTTCCACGATAATTTTCGGCAGATTCTCGATCAATGCGATGAACAGTTTTACACCGGCGGCAATGATCAGACCCACATTGGCGGCGAAGGTATTCACCAACTGGCCGACAATCTGAGGCACCGCCGTTACGATGATGCTGATAATCTGCGGCAAATTCTCAATCAGAGAAATCAGCAATTCCACACCGGTATCGATGATCTCCGGGACGGAGTTCAGAAGGTCGGTAACCAGGCTGTTGATGATTTGAGGAATCGCCGTCAGGATTGTGGTAATGATCTGCGGCAGAGCCGTAATCAGCGAGGTCAGTAACTGAATGCCTGTCTGAATGATCTGGGGAATGGATGCGATGAGAAAATCAATGATGGAATCAATAATCTCCGGCATGGCTTCGATAATGACCGGGATGGAATTGAGCAGACCTTCTGCCAGTCCTGTGATCAGCTGCAAGGCTGCATCCAGGATCATGGGCAGACTATCCACCAGACCCTGCACGATGGTGACCACAGCCTCTACCGCTGCCGGAATCAGTTCCGGGAGAGCCGATCCGAGGCCAGAGGCCAGGGAGGTAATCAGCTGAAGGGCGGCATCTGCCAGCAGAGCCACATTTTCTACCAGAGCATTCACGATGGTCATAACCGCTTCCACAGCAACGGGAATCAGCTGCGGCAATAACGACATTAGCATCGACAGAACTTGGGTAAACAACTCCGTCACCACAGTGATCAGCGAAGGAAGCAAATCAGCCACAGCAGCAAAAATGCCCCCCAATGCTGTGGGCAGCACCTTAATCACGTTTTCTATGATTGGCACCACATTGTTCACTACAGCCTGGAAGGCATCAACTACGTTTTGTGTCAGGTTGACCATGTCGGCATTGGCATTACCAAGGCCAGCTGTAAACGATCCAACAGCCGCCTGGAGCAAGCCGATAGAACCGGTAATGCTCTCGGTGGCTTCTCTTTCAAAGTTGCCTGCGTACTGCTGGGTGTTTTCCAGGAACATCATCATGGCCATTTCGGCCTTTTCTGCCTGGGTCGCTTTATTCCAGCAGAAGTCCAGACCCTTACCCAGGGCATAGGCTTCGATATTGGTGGCGTTCATTGCGACACCAAGGTTGTCCATCATGGTGAAGTTTCCTTTGGCAGCACCGGCGACCGACTCCATGGCCATGGACATATCAATGCCCATAACAGAAGCCATGTCCGCTGCTCTCTGCATGGCCTGGGTGGTCAGATCCAGACTCTTCTGCTGAGAAAGACCGGAGCCCTGGAACAGAGCACCCATTTTATTGGCAGTTGCCAGATATTCACTTTGGGAAAGACCAAGGTTTTTATAGGCCTCTTCTCCTGTGCGCTGGATCTCTGCCGCGTAGTCGCCAAAGACGGCAACGGAACCGCCAAGGTTCTGCTCCAGCTCACCGAACTGCTGAACAACTTCTGTACCCAGTTTGATGGCTGCGGCACCGGCGGCAATGACCACCGTACCCATGGCGGCTCCGACTGTTTTCAGGACATTTCCAAGCCCCTCAAACCTGGACTTGGACTTTTCAGCGGCATCCGCAGAATCCTCCAATTCTTCACCGAGGTCATCTGCGGCATTTTCTGTTGCCTGCAGTTCACGCTCCATATCATTGAGGGCGGCTTCTGCGTTGTTCAGCTGAATCTGCCACTGCTGCGTGCGCTTATCGTTCTCACCGAAGGACTCAGTTGCATTTTGCAGAGCCTTCTTCAGCATTTCGATTTTTTCCTTCTGGGCATCGATCTCCTTGGACAAAACCTTATGCTTTGCCGCCAGGGCCTCCGCAGAGGAATCATTTTTATCAAACTGGGAGGAAACCAGCTTCATTTCGCTGCCCAGCACCTTGAAGGATTGGTTGATGTCAGAAAGAGCCTTCTTAAACTCCTTTTCACCTTCCAGACCAATTTTCAAGCCAAAGGTATCTGCCATGCAGCCACCTCCTTAAATGCCAGGCGGGATGATCTCATCGATAAAGACCTCCCGTTTGGGCTTTGCGATACCGTTATACTGCTTATGGCACTCCCACAGATCCAGGAGTAAGCCAAACGGCATCAGCCATACCTCATCCCAGGACAGGTGAAGCTGGCTGATGCCGTAATAAAGAAGTCGAGTAAATAACTCCCCGTCACTTACTCGACTACCGCGTTTTTTGTGTCCGCCTCGCTTTCGATGTTCCGGCGGGTACCCTTCAGAAGACATTCCGTGATGGCATTCTTGAAATCGCCCAACTCCACCGGGGTGGTCAGCAGTTCCACCATCTCCTCCGTCAGCAGGAACCGACGAGAGTCAGGATTGCGGAGGTTGTGGATCAGCAGACTCTGATTGGCGAGAAGCGTGATGAGCCACACGATCTCGGAGATTGCCAGCTCAAAGTTTTCAGATTTCAGCAGCTTATCCCCCAGGTTCTCCAGACCGCCGTACCGGGCAGCGATATCCTTTGTGGCCTTAGTGGTGAGAATCAGGGCATATTTTTCGCCGCCAATGGTAATGACGGCACTACGTTCCATATCCATAATTCAGATCCTCCTTAATCGCTGACAGGAGCGGCTGCTCCATAGGTGGGTTCGTACACTTCGCTGTACCAGTTGGTGATGACGGTTGCGGTCACATTGGAATCGCCCTCGGTGGCCTCCGCCTTCCAGGGATGCTTGCCGTTATCGTCCGGCTTATTCCGGCGCAGGATCGTACCTTCAATGGTGGGTGTGGAGAAGGTAATGCTGTCGCCCTTGGTCGCTAGAGCCGTGCCGGGGATACCGAACTTCACCTTGTACAGCCAGAAATACTTATACTTGCCGTTGGCCTTCTTTGCCCGGAAGCCGATGGCCACGGGAGTGCCGCCGTCCTCGCTGCAATAGACCACAACGCCGTTGCTGTCGATGGTGGAGCCACTCAGCACAGAGGCCACAGTCGCACCGATATCATCCACACCCAGGGACAGGGTGCCGTTCTTGAATTCCTTGACCACCTCCGCAGCACCGTCGTCTGCATAAAGGGTAGCCTCTGCCAGTTCTACGGACAGATCCGCACTCATAGCTTTTGCCAGCTGTACGGGAGTACCGTAGGTTTCATTGCCCTCCGCATCTTCCGTAATGGGTGCGTAGAACAGTTTGTCCAGACCAATTGTTGCCATAGGTCATTCCTCCATTTCATAATAATGGGCCACATCCACAGCGTAGTGGTGGTAGCCGGTTTCTGTTTCAAAACCTATATATCTGCGTTCCGTGATCGTAAGACCTTCTGCAAGAAGTTTTCTGACAATCCGGTTTTTTGCTTTCACATAATTGCCCCGGGAGTAAAGAGAAATCCTGACTTCCTGCACATCTACCCCCGGGGCATTATCGCTGTGAAGATCGAAGCTATCCGTCAGAGGTACGATCACCGCATACAGATCCGGGGCGATATCTTTGAAAACGCCTGTTTCCACAGGAATATCCAGCGCAGAAAGCATAGATTGTAAATCTGAAAGTAGGTTCATAGTTTCTGCACCTCTTCCTCAAATTTCTGTTGCATGGTGCTGATGCACTCTTTCCGGGAAGCTGTCTTTGCCGGTTTCAGAAAGGGTTTTGCAGGCTGACCATGCTTGCCGTATTCTAGGATGTTGGCGATCTTGGCATTGCTGCCGCCATCCTTACGAGGCTCAGCAAAGCCAACCTTGATATCATGGTTGCCGTCTCCGTTCACCTTGACTGGGGACAAACCAAGAGCACCTTCCAGTTCGCCTGTGGATCTGGAGCCATATTTGGTATTCGCTCCTACCACAGCGGAGAGGTTTCCCTGCACCTTCTGTAGCACCACTTCGCCGCCAGCTTCCAGAACAGACTCAGCGATGGAGTCAAAATCCTTACCCAAACGGGACAGTTGGAGCAGAAACTCCTCCGGCATTTTCACATCGCACTTAGCCAACGGTAGGCACCACCTTTTTCGCCAGCACCTCAATGTACATTCCCCGGCCCTTAACATTCTCCACAGAGGTGATTTCAAAACGGTCACCATCGCAGATCAGAAAATGATCTGTGGTGACGGTCACCCCGGGAATGCATCGGAACCGAAACAGGTCTGTAGCAGAAGAAAAGGCCGCCAGGTTCGCCCATCTCTGGGAGCCATGACGGCCTTCCCGATATACACGGATGGATGCCACAACAGTATCCTCCAAGACGGAGAATCCTTCGTTGTCCGTTTTCCGGGTGACAGATACAATGTCAGCAAAACCATTCATTTTTCCAAAACTCATGGTCACACCTTCCATTCTCTGTCGAGGCGTAGGAGTAAATTAACGGTTGTCCAGACCTGAGAAGAGGCCTGGACATTATCCGCAAAAAAGCCGCCTGTGCTGCCGTCTCTCGACTCATAGAAGTGGGAGGCAAGCATAATGACGGCCTGTTCCGTGGTGGGCGGCATAATGCCGTCACTGTAGGAACCGGCAGGAATGTGCTGATAGCTTTCGGCATAAGAAACGGCGGCAGTGATGAAGCCTCGCAAAAGCGCATCATCTGCCGCATGATCCAGAATCAGATTCTGTTTTACCTTCGTCAGAAGATCGTCCATCACTGCCACCTCCTAGCTTAGGCTGCCTTCATCTGCAGGACCTTTACGGCCTCGGGCAGAATCAGCTTGCCGTCAACACGCTCCTTGGCAACAAAGCCAACCATACCGTTACCGGCAAACAGTTCCTTCAGTTCGGAGAAAGAACGGGTACCACGGTCGCCGATGTTGTAATACTTGAAATCACCGAAGGCGATGACAGGCTTACCGGCGGCAATGGTGGGAACATAGGGAGAGGTGTAAACGGGGTAGCCAAACAGGCGGTCGGGTTCGCCAGCCTGCATAGAGGGCTGCCACAGGAATGCCTGGTTACCGTCCTTCAGCTTCCGCAGGGC